TCATGGCACGTTATAACCTGCATGATTATCTGGATGATCAGCGTCACTGGCTTGCTGTTTGGCAGGATCACCTTGAGAAGCTGGTTGGTCAGCCTCTGGTTTGATCCCCACGTTATCCTCCCAGGCCAGCAGGTCTGAAAGTCTCCACCTTTTAGGGCTGCCATTTATTTTAGGCTGCGGGAATGGCTGAGCAAAGTAAGAGGGCATCCGGGATGGGGTGCTCCAGAAATAGAGTGTGCTGCGCGATATTTTGTATCTGGACAGAACGTCATCGGTTATCAAAATTTCATCTGATTTATGAGATGTATTAGTCATAAAAAACCCTTAGTTACATTGTCCAGGCAGATGGTGTAGCCGGCGCGCGCAGCTCATGGCTGTGGCCACATAGCTACTTTTTCTGTTAACAACTTCTACAGTGATCTTTGAGCCTTGAACCACCACCGTATAAGTTCTTTTCGTTTTCTGTCGCCCGTAGGCTCCATAAAGCTCAACGTGTTTTGCCAGTGCCGCATCGCACGCCTGGCGGCCCAGCGGTGATTGTTTGCTTCGGTTAATCAGTCGCATATTCACCTCACACAAAGACATCAACCGGATCGCCAGCTGCGCGCGCGTTGTCGTTCGCTTCACGGCGGAGGCCGAGAACATAGCCAACGGGATCCCAACTGGACAGAATTGCATTGAGCTCTTTATGGCTGTGCCAGGTTGTCAGGCGTTTTTTAAGCTCGCTGGCGCAGGCGCGCACGTTCGCCCGGGTGGGGCCGGCCATCTTCATGCACAAGCACAAAGTCAGAAGCAGATCCGAATATTCGTCGGCGGCTGCGCGCAATGCTGCCGGGTCGATGCTGGCTTCCAGCTCGGGCAGGCGGTGTTTCAGGCTCATTTGGCACCTCCCTTACGACGAAGAGCCATTCTCAATCTGTTTTTCGCCAGTCTGGCTTTGCGTTGTGCGGGCGTTTCACGTTCGCGAGCGCGCGCATTTGATTCACGATTACGGCGGCGCCTGGCGTTGAGTGATTCGTCTTCGCTTCGTAAATGCATCCTAGGTTCCCCGTCCATTGGCTCGGGCCACTGGCGCGCCTTATTTACCGCGAGCTTATCGATCATCGCCTGGGTAATCTGCTCGTCAGTGATTCCCGCTCTGCGCTGAGCATCCCACATCAGGAACTGCATATCAGCCCATTCGCTGTGGTCGTTAGGTTCCGCGGCAGCTTCAAGCGCTTCTATGCTGAGGTGTTTCAGTGGGCCAGCCGGACCAACATTGCCGAAGGTGGCATGTGACCATTCAGCGTGTTCGCGGCGAACCTGATTGCGAGCAAATGAGAACTCCCCCATCAGCGCTGCCAATGCGATTTCAGTAATACGCAAATACAGGGCCGCGCGGGACGGATTGCTGAATTCACCCTCTTTTAAAAACTTCGATATTTCCGCCACGTCAGCACGGCACACGGCGATTAATTGCTCATTAGTGAATGTGGCGATATCAGTCATTCCCGGCCTCCAGCTCGTTCTGGATTTCTTCATCGATCTCGTCATTTGTGGCTTCTTCGTCCAGGTAATCACGCGCTTCTTTGAGGTACTGTTCCCGGCGTTCGTCATACCATGCCGAGAACTCAGGGGACCAGCCATCAGCCGTGCCGTCATAGTCAACCTTGGCGTTACGTTCAGCCATGCTCTCGACCATGCTGTAAGCGGTGGTAAGCGCAGCTTCGCGGATATACCCACGCAGATCGCGCTTACGCCAGTAGGGGGTAACTTTTGAATCACAAAAAGGTTTGAATTCCACTTCCCAGCGACGTACGCATCGTGCATTCAGTGATTTGCTCATATCGTTACCGGGAGGGCGAACCCTCCCGCCTCCCTTAGCCCACGTATTCCGGTTTCATGTCGTCCAGGGTGATGCGGAACTGGTCATACAGTTCATCACCGAGGTGGCGGCGCGATGAGGTCAGGGTGCTTTCTGCCTTCGCGAATAACGCTTCAGCTTCCGGATCCCCCGGGTTAGGAAGTGAATTTATGGCGGCCTCAACTTTGTTCTTCGCATCAACAAGGTAGTAGCGTTTCACCGCCTTACTCTTCAGTTCGGTATACAAAGCAGTACCCAGCAGAGCTTTCTGTGATTCGATGTCTACACGAATGGCTTTGGCCTGGTCCACTGAGTCAGCTGTATCAATCCGCTCTCGGAGTTCGTGAGCAACAGAGTCAACGTTAGATGCAGGCTCTTGCGTGCTGGTGGAATCGCCAACGGAGTGTGTTATCTCATTCAGCGTGACCTTTTCTGTCTGCGCCGGGTTGATAACCCTTTCTTCGCGTTCGTCAATTTCATCGGCGGTATAGACCCCGAGGATCACATCCGGGCAGTACAGTCGCGCCCAACGTTTAACGGCGAGATAGGCCAGTTGCTGACGGGGGTCGCTCGCCCACAGTGTAGAGTTGCGGACTTGTGCCTGCGAAAGCATCAGCACAAGCTCGCGAGGTTCTGATTCTCCTTTGAGCGTTGCCCAGGCGCGGACGCCCACGCCAGCTTCATCTTGCAAATCCCAGCCCGGCGCGATGTACTTTTTGTTCTGGCTGCTTGTCTTTTCCACGAAGCGTCCAACGATGTTTTCCCATGCCCCAAACCATTCAAAGTGAATACGGTCTTTTGTCGGAGCCATGGTATTGATCACTGCGTTAACCAGTTGCGCTTCATAACCAAGCACACCTGAATTACCAACGATGAAAGTCTTTTGTGCTACAGCGAAAGGATCCATACCCCAGCGCGCTGCCTGCATCACTACAGCCATGCACGCATCTGGTTTCCCACGATAATGCTCAGGCACGAAGTTTCCACTATTGGCCATTACTTCCGAGAGCGTGCGCAGGCGGTTGAACAATTCACCGTTCGTCAGGATAGAAACGTTGTCGATCTTCTGGGTCTGGTTTTCAGTTGTTGCGACTAAATTGGACATTGTTATTCCCCCTTATGCCTGTACGCGCAGCGCTTCGAGGCGGCGCACATCAAAATCGTTGAGCTCTTCGGTGTAGTCTTCGGTAATCGGCGCCGGCCATTCGCCAGTGTCGAAACCGTTCGCGATGGCACGCATTGCTTTGCGATATTCCAGCATGCCGAGTTCCAGCAGTTCTTCGGATGCCTCGATGATGGTGATCCAGTGGTAGTTCTCGTCTTTGTTGACGAATATCCAGAAGAACTGGTCAAGGGCTGCGGTTTCGCAGTACATAGCCGCGCTCAGGTGGTAATCGCGCTCGATGATTTCCCGGTGCAGCTTCGCGCGCAGGCCTTCCTGCTTAATGTTCCACATACTGATGGTTTTCAGGTCCGCACCAATGCGCAGGCCGCCCATGTCTATCTCAAGGTCAGGGCGCACGCGAACTTCCAGCCCGGTTTCCTCATCAATGCCGAAATAGCTCACCTCGACGGCACGGCTCGGGTGCGTCAACAACTTGCCAGCGGTCGGGTGATTCAACAGTGCTTTCTGAATGGCCAGTGCCGTAGCCAGCTGCTGGCGGGTAACCAGCACTTTTCCTTCCGGGTTCTCGCGCCATGCATCCAGCAGCTCGTCGGCAAACACGGCATCCGGTTTTACCGATTTCACGGCCTGAATCAGATCGGCCTTTGTGCCAGAGACTTTCAGGGGCTGCGCCTTCTGTGCTTCCTGAGCAACCATGTCAGGATTAATAAGCGCCAGCTGTTCCAGTAAGGCATCGCGGCCACCGCTGGTTTTCACCTGGGCGGGCAAGGTGGCGTTGTATTCTTTGATGCAGGCCTTCATTGCGGTGGCGGTTTGCTTCTGACCGTCTTCAATGCGCTGGAACTCAGCAGGTAAAGACATATAACCCTGGCCGGTTTCTTCAACTGATGTACCCAAGGGAACCTGGGCGGGCAGGTTCGCGTTGTATTCCTCCAGGTATCTTTTGATGTCATCTGCGCTGAGTAAAACCGGAAGCCCGTTGTTGTATTCGTCGATAAATGCGCGGATCGTCGCCGTAGTGGTGAAGGCGCCTTCCGGGATTTCCGGCTCAATACTGAATTCTTTTTCCAGCTGATCAGGCTGCAGCGCCAGTGCATGCACCAGATTTCCAATATCCAGAACAGGGGTGCGTACCTTCTGGATGGTCTTGGATACGTGGCGCGCCTCGAAATACATCAGCGATACCCGCGCATCTTTAACCATCGTGGAGCTGATGCCGTTAGCGGCGTGGTAGACCTCATTTGGCACGCATTCATATCGACCAGGCTCGAAATACTCCGGCCATTCTGACGCTGCTTGTTCAGCATCTTCCTCATCATCACTGTGAGCATTCTCAGAAACCTGGCTTTTCAGCACTTCGGCGGTAAGATCCGGGCAGCGTTCAGCCAGTATTTCGCTCATGCTCACGGCAGTTGTTTGCGCAGGAGGTTCATCAGCGCCTTCGCCTGTTGATACCGCATTATCATTTTCGTCTTCGACCGGCTGAGCCGTTTCCATCTGCACATCGCTGGTGGTTTCCCCGGAATTAGCTGGATGTAATTTTTCTTCTGCAGCGCGCTGGCGCGCCTGGTCCACGATAGAAAGTGCTGGTGCTGGCTGGCTATCCATCAGACCATCAATCGAAAAAACACCATTGCCCATGTTCGAAACTTCAGGCTGTTTGGGCTTGGTCAGGTCTTCGGTTATCCACTTCGGATCCGTGGGGTCACTGATACCTTCGACATATTCGCCACGTTCGGCGGCCAGAACCTGATTAGCGTCAGGACGTTTCTTTTGAGCTTCTTTCACCAGTTCGGGGCCAATTACCTGAAAGTCAGTTGGGAGAGTTTCCAGGTCAGGCACACCTTCATCTCCATCGATAGCCTTTTTCACAGCGTCCAGAGTGACGGCGGCAGATGAAACATGACCAGCTTTTTCAAGCGTCTCAGCAGAAGGGGCGTCATGTTTATGCTCGGTCAGGTTCGCATTGATATAGGTCTGCAGACTTACCGGGAAATGGTGAATATCGCTGGTGGCGCCACGAATAAGGGCAAAAATCGCTGCGCGGGAATAATCCAGGATGCCTGCGACCTTGCGTAGCGCTGCAGACCATTCCTTGAACGGACTTTCTTTCTTCTGGACGATCTCTTTGGCCCGGCGGTGAATTGATGCCGGGAAATTGTAGATATCGAAATCCATTGGCATTGTGGCCAGAGCTATTTCTACATCGAGCGTATCAAGGGTATGGGTGTAGTCAGGGTTGCGATCGGTTTTATTACCCCCGCCAGCATTCGTACCTGCATCGGTTTTCAAAACCGAAGAAATGCAGTTACCGGCAGCCCATTCCCTGGTGAGAATGCCGCGGTCGATCGCGTTCGTGGCGAACCACAGCTTAGCAAACTGGATACGTTTGCCGAGCTCATGCCGTTTCCCTTCCGGGAAGACTTTTTTATTGGCGCTGGTGAATTTCCAGAGCGCCGGCATATCGTATTTTTTGATTTCAGGGACATTCTCGGCGGCCAGGATCAGGTCCTGGACGGCCGCATTATCAGTGTCCATTTCAAGAGCTGACAGCTCCTGCCGGTGAGGCATGCTGATATGATAAACGTGACGTTCTTCAGCCATGTACTGCGCCAGCAACTGAGCGCGAAAGGGGAGTTCTGCCACGTTAAAAAGCGCGCTGGAATCGTCCTGGTATTCATCACTACCGAAAGTTTCCACGGTCTCATCTTGTACCGAGTCGATAGGCGTATTGGCATCAACCAGCTCGCCAGTAACGGCCTCAGAGGTTACTCCGGCATCATCGATGTGATGATCCGCAGGCACCTGACCTGGTTTCAGAGCCCAGGTGCGACCGTCGTCGCCGAGCTGGTAGCGTTCGCACCATGAGTAATCGAGAACACCTTCCGCCGGCAGGTCATTGAATACCGGGAAATCGGTGCGAATTGGTTTTTGATAGTCTTTGCCGCGGCCTGTTTCGATCCCTGCGTCTTCCAGATCGACGTCCAGCTGCAGAAGGGCGCGAGCTTCTGATTTATTAGTGCGCCAGATTACGGCATCAGCTTTACCCGATTTTTGAGTCGCTTTTATCAGATAAAAATATTCCATGTGATAGCCTCTATTTTGGATGTAGAATCCCCCGGGCCATTGGTAGCGCCCATTCAGGGTGGTCATTGGTTTTGGTAATTTCCGGTGTAACTTTGGTCGGTGGCACCGGACGTACAGCCCGCTTCGGCGGGTTTACGTTAGCCCTCGTGCGCCATCTGGTCGTGAGAGGCGCAACGTTCTGAGCAGTACTCTTTTTCTTTCCGTGCGAGCTGGTTCCCCTGGAGGTACAACAGGGTGCTTACCACTGGTTTTCCCTCGATTGCTTTACGGCAGTAACCGCATTTCTTCTGCATCCTTCCCCCTACATTTGCACCGTGAACCCTGCCGGATGCTCGTCCAGTACACCTTTCAGCGGATAACATTCAGCTTTCACGTGTTGCTCTTCTGCAGCTGCCTTGCAGTCATTCTCAGTGTCGTAAACGCCGAGCAGGACATCCTGATTACCGCCCGTCAGCATGCTGACGGTGAGAACCAGGGCAAACATCGTGCTCATGAAGGGTCTCCTTTTTGCGCGAGCATGTAGCACACCCGGCGGATGAAAGCTGACAGCGGACTTAAGCGAACAGCCTGCTGACGAGCGGGTTTGCGTGCGAAATCAATCATAGAAATAACTCCCTCAGTGCGCTGATAAACGCGATCCAGATGAAGAGTCCAATTACTGCCGAAATGACCATGGCTCTGATGCCTTGTTTACTCATTTCAACCTCTGCCTTGTCGCCGGCCAGCGGAACGTTTACCACCTGACAACAATGCGTTTGTTGTCGACGTGATAAATAATGCAACATAAAGTTTCGGTTGTAAAGTGAGTATGAAAGTATTTATTTCGCTGGAGGGCAAAAAAAATGGCACCGCAAAGGTGCCATTGGTTGGAGGGGGTTACGTTTTCTATTTTTTTTGATTGTTTATGAGGTCGTAGACGTCGTTCTTAAGCAACTCGATATCGTGCAGGACACCTTTGGTGTGAAGGATAAGACGCAACTTCTCGGACTCAGGAAGTTGGTTAAAGAGCGAGAGTATCATTAGCTCCTTTTCGTCCAGGTCACGATTTGATGATAACGTCTGATCAGGCTTATCATCAGTTTCATCTGAGGGAAGAAAGAACCAGTGCTCTGGTTTTCCTGTTGCTGCAGCAAGCCGCTTTAACCTCTCACCACTCGCAACACTTTTCCCTTTAGCCCAATTTTGCACAGCAGTGTGCGAGAGCATGACCTTCTTGGCTAGATCGGATTTATTCCAGCCATTTTCAGTCATGACTTGTTGAATTCTTTTGGCAAAAACTGGGTAAGTGATCTCATTCATAAGTGCATTTTACAACCTAAGGTTTCACTCAGCACTAAAACAATTTCTTTCGTTTGTTGAAACATAAACTTTCGTCATGTATGCTTCTCTCGATCAAACCAAGGAGAGCACATGAACAAAGAGACGCAACAAAAAATCAGTAAGGCAGCATCTCGTGCCTGTATCGGAAAGCACTTTGGCATCAGCGGTCAGGCTGTTGGTAAGTGGATTTACGAGAATGGAGTGCCTCAAAAACGCATCGTCCCACTATGCCGTTTTCTTAACTGGGAAGTAACGCCTCATGAAATTGATCCTGAGGCGTACCCAAACCCAACTGACGGCCTGCCGAAACAGGAAGGCTGAACATGCAAACACTTCCCTTTCAACAAAATACCGGATTCAACACCGGCGCTCTGATAAAGCGAAATCAACAGAGAGAGGCAGATCACGACGCAATTCGTTCTGCCGTTCGCGCCTGGGCTGCCGCTGAGGGCCAGGATGTTGTGTCGGCACATATCATCGATGAGTGGCGCCAGCAGGGTGGCGAGGAGATCGCGTTCCCTGATGATATCAGCCGTGCCCGACAGAAGCTTTTTCGCTACCTGGACAACCCGGCCGAGTCTGAGCGCTATCGCGAGTACGTTCGCCTTCTTACCCCGGCAATCATGGCCGTTCTTCCGCTGGAGTTCCGACATCGTCTGATGCCTCAGGACGATATTTTGTCGCGCCTGTCTTCGGCCATGAAGGAATGCGCTGAAGCAAAGCAGGCGGTGATGCTGAACGCGCCAGAGCACCAGAAACTGAAGGAAGTAAGCGAGGGGATTACGTCACTTTTCAGGCTAATGCCCGAGCAGACAGGAGCGCTGATGACGATCGTGAGCTCAATGCTCGGCGTGATGTAAGCGGGGTATCCATGAATCACATCGAATTTATTGAGAAGAACGTCCGCGAGGAACTCCTTCGCCTGGGCTTCACGCAAGCAGTGGCTCAGGGGGGGGCATACCAGGCGGTCGATATGTACAAGCGGATGTCACAGGCAAGCCGCAAAGGGGGAATGTTTGACGATGTTATGCGATACGCAAAGTTATGGGCAGAGAAGCAGACCAGCGCAGCTGAACGTCGGGAAGCAAAGCGCAAAGTGCGAAAGGGCGGCGACCAGGCTGGGTTGTTCTGAAAGGGTGAAGACTGTTGTGCGCCAACACAGCCAGTCTTCGGGGTGTGAAAAAAGGGCTCTTAGTTCACGGAGTGAGTATGTCAAATACCGCTGAAGTTATCAATTTTCCGATTAAAACCGAGCGTTCGGGAGGTCAAATGGCCGACCTGGCTAACGGGTATACCAAGATCGCAAACGAGATACAGAAGCTCAAGCCGCGTCTGCGGATGTCAGGTCGTGAGTGGCAGTGTCTTGAGGCTGTTATCTGGCTTACCTATGGATGGAACAAGAAGCAGGACCGAGTAACAAACACGGTGATTGCTGAGCTGACAGACCTCGGAGAGTCGCATATTTCCGACACAATCAAATCTCTCGCGGAGCGGAAAATTATCTTCGCTCATAAGCAGGGGGTGATGAAAATTGTCGGTATAAATACTGAGCTATCTGAGTGGATTTTAGACAAACCGAAAACGGGAAAACTCTTCCCGGAATCGGGAAAAGTGTTACCGAAAACGGGAAAACCTTTCCGGGAAACGGGAGACACCCAATACAAGAACAAGAACAATAGTAAAAGATCTTCTTCGTCTCGGAATTCTAATGAATCCCGAAACGAGGAAACTTTTAAGTTTCTCTCTCGTCATCCAGAAGCGGCCGATGGGATTTATACCCCTGCAGGTAAATCCTGGGGAACAGCTGACGACCTCAAAGCCGCGCGATGGATTTTCGATAAAGCCCTCACCGTGAATGCCTCCCTCTCAGAGCCGAACTGGGTTGAATGGGCGAATGCCATCCGCCTGATGCGCCTGCAGGACAAGCGCACGCACTATGAAATCTGCGAACTGTTCAAGTGGGCAAATGAGGACGGTTTCTGGCAGGGAAACATCCTCTGCCCCTCAAAACTACGTAAGAAGTGGGACCAACTCACAACTCAACGCCTGCGCAGCCATGGCCCATCAAAAACCACATCAGGCGCCAGTGCGCTGGACAATACCGACTGGATCGACGGGGTACTCGAATGAAATCTATCGCAGAAAGCATGCATAACTTCGACCGGGACAACTTCCAGCGAGTAGCTGCCGGGCTTCCGGAAATGCAGGACGAGCAGGCAGTAAAGCGCCAGGCAGCCAAGACTGCGGAGATCTTCAACGAGCTGTTCCGCCAGCTGCTTGCCGTATTCCCGGTCCTGGCCAACAAATCTGTGGAAGACCTCAACGAGATGCGTCGCCAGTGGTTGTTGGCGTTCAAAGAGAACGGGATCACCACAGTTGAGCAGATTAACGCAGGAATGCGGGTTGCGCGCAAACAGGAAAAACCCTTCATGCCGTCGCCGGGGCAGTTCGTAGCCTGGTGTCGTTCTGAGGAAGTGGTTGCGGCTGGTCTTCCTGACGTGAACGAGCTGATGGACATGGTTTATCGCTACTGCCGAACCCGAGGACTTTACCCTGATGCTGAATCCTATCCGTGGGAACGTAATGAGCATTACTGGCTGGTTACGGGGCTGTATACCGACATGCGCGCAAATGCACTGAGCGATTCCGAACTGCGCCGTAAAGCTTCTGATGAGCTGCTGCGTATGGTTCGTCGCATGAATGCCGGGGAAGTGATTCCCGAGCCGGTTAAACAGATCCCAAAGCTTGGCGGACGTCCGCTGAGCAACGAACAGGGCTTAAACAAAATCGCGGAAATCCGCGCGAAATTCGGTTTAGGCAGAGGGCGGAATCATGGCTAGAGCATTGTCAGCAGTTGAGCGCAGAGAGTACGTCCGCGCAGTGATTCGGATCACCAGGCATCAGGGGCGACTCACGACCGCCGAGGCAATGAAAAAACTGGGGCTGAGCCGCGCTACTGTCCAACGGTATTTTTCCGAAGCAGAAGCGACCGGCGAGGTTGTCCGGCATGGTCGTTTGGGGCTGTTCCGCGATCAGCGGGCCGTCATCGACTTTGACATGAAGCGTTTTGGCCTGGTGCCGAAAGTTGCTGTTGGGATGAATTACAGCCTGCTTGGCAGTCCTGTTTTTCAGCGAGTTTTAGATGTTCAAGAGGCTATTCATGGCTAAGAATTCAATCGATGTATACGGTGCCAGCGGCAAAACAAACGTGCTCAATTTCGAGCCTGAAAACCTGCACCTGGTCACCGATAAGACCCACCCACTTTACGATGAACGTGTACACCTGCCGCTCGAGGAAGGGATGGTACTGAACATTGCGGAGCTGGGTGTACTGGAGCCGATCATCGTCTGGAAAGACCCTGAAACGGGGCTCACCTGCGTAGTTGTTGGCCGTCAGCGCGTTAAACATACCCTTGAGGCAAATAAACTACGTCTGAAAGAAGGCAAAGATCCACTGCTTGTTCCCGGAGTCGTTAAGCGCGGATCAGCAAATCAGATGGCTAAATACATGGTCAGCGAAAACGAAATTCGCCGTCCTGATACACCGCTGGGCCGGGCTAAAAAAATGTCAGACGCGCTCGACCGCGGGCTAGATGAGGACGACATTGCGGTGTTGTTTGGCTGCAGCGTTCAGACCGTTCGAGCAACGCTCTCCCTCCTCGATGCTACTCAGGCCTTCAGGGAAGCGGTGGAGGCTGGCACAGTCACCGTTACCCAGGCGCGTCAGCTGGCATCGCTTAAACCAGAAGAGCAGCGGGATAAGGTCTCTGAAATCGAAGCGGCAATTGCTGGCGCAACCGGCCATGAAAGAGCCCGGCGTCAGCGTCAGATCCTCGGTGATGCAAATCCTCGCCTGAAAACCCGCAAAGAAATCACAAAAGCCCTGGAATCTGCCGATGGTGAGTATGCGAGCGCACTCCGTTGGGTGCTTGGGGAGGCCGTATGACAATTATCAAAACCCATACAGGCACCGTGATCACCAAAGACGGTCCGCAGGTAAAAAAACTGCACCAGACAGAGCGGATGTGGGTCGTCGGCAAAAACGAGTTTTACCACAAAGAAACCGGGCGCCGTCACTTTGCAGAAAATACGCGCCGCCGGTTGTTGTTGGAAACGATTGAGGCGATAGGTGGTTCACATGACTGAACACGTCGAAAAATACACAAACAAGGCTATAGAAATCATTGCCGACTATATCCAGCGCACTAACAAGAAAAACGAGCAGTTGCAGGAAGCGAAGGTGCGCTTGGATAAAAAAATCGCTCTGTTCGCAGACGATGAGAACTGCAACACAAACAGGCTGATGTCCGTATTTTTACCAGCAATGACCAGCCATACCCGAGATGGCTTTTTCGAAGAGATAGCAGCGGCGTTAGAAGGAGCCAACCAATGACCAAATATGAATTACTCGACTCAAAAATAATGAGCAAAATTGATGCGCATCCTATGCCATTTTCCAGCCTGTACGTCATGGATGTAGCAGAAGAATGCAGCCGCATCGCAAAGGATGAGAATAAGCCAGAACCTTTCCGCATTCTCGATCGCCGGCTTCAGGCGTTACGTAAATCTGGAAAAATCCGCAGTACATCCAAAGGCTGGGTGAGGGCTTAACTAATGACCAGCAAATTAACCAGAGAGCGCCTGCAGGAAATCGCTGAAGATGGATTCCTGAAGCATGGCGAAAGCAAAGAACTGGCCCGTATGGCGCTGGCCGAAAAGGCCAGCGAGCCGGTGATATTGTACCGGGAGCGCAATCCCTACAACGGCTTAACCACAGGCTGGCAAGAGCTTACCGAAAACGAGTTCTCATTCCTCAAAGAGAATGCCGGGGAAAATGCAGAGTTCCTCACGCTCTATCGCCACGCGCAGCCAGCGCCGGTAATACCGGATTTCAAAAAACTGGCTCGCGAACTGGTTGTTAATCTCGTCGATTGCGGCGGACTGGATGAAGGGGTGAAAGAGAAGTATCTGGAGTGGGTGGAAAAAACCTGCCGCGCCGCCATGCTCGCAACCGCCCCGCAGGAGGCATCAGATTTGACGTAATAGCCGATAAATCATTGTGTGTCGCATGTTTTTATTCAAACCAAATGCTAATGTGGTCAGCATAAATGGGCAGCTGCCTACTATGCGGAGGATTTATGGAAGTCGATTTTTTGCTTATAGGAAAAGGTCTAACAGGGCAAATTAAACGGTATGATTATCCAAGAGATAAATTAAGGGTTACTGAGTTAACGGTTGAGTCTGCCAATGAGCCAGTTATAGTTAGACCAGTCCTAGTGTTTGACGTTATTCAACATAAGTTTGATGGGAAAACATATGCAGTTGCCATCGGGGCATCAACAGATTCAGTACAGATTAATGCTCTTATTGACAGGTTAAAACCTCAACCCATACCCGAAAGTTTGCTTATGAAAGGCGACCCTTACGAACAAAAATAAATTATAACCCCCTCCATCAACCGAGGGGGTATGTCGAAGTGGAGCATTGCAGCCAAACCGAAAGACGAGCAGAACAAGGTTAACGTTGACCTTGCGTTATCCGGCGTTGCATGCAAAATGCGTATTAGTGAGCTCTGGACGTATGGAAAACAACAGTTGGTATCGTTTATGAAAAAAACATCACTTCTGGTTTGTGCTTCCCTTATATCAACCGTGGTGTTTGCTCTTGATAATAAACAAGAAATAGCACCTTCGCGTATAAGTTGTCCCACGCCAGTGATGCCAGTCAAGGCTCAGGCAATGAGAACTGAAGGGCGTGTCGATTATGCAGCATGGGTTAATGATAAAGGCGAAGTGTACTCAGTAGACATTAAGGGCGATGAGGTTTTCTTCAGGGAAACTGAGGTTGCTATTAAAAAGTGTAAGTTTGTGCCAGGCCATCCAGGAGTATATCGGGATACAATAAAATTTAGTCTGGTAAGACCTTGAAAAGGGCGTTTAACGTCTAATCTCCCCCATGGGGTAACTCCGCTTCATGCTAAAGTGGTGGTAAGGGCCAATCTGCCGGAGATTTGCCTGAAAAAAGTATTGCAGCATGATAAAACCCGCTTTGGCGGGATTTTTGTTTCTATTGTTTCAGACTAACCTCCTATCTCTCCAAAAAAATGGCTGTTGACTTCTTTCTTGTTATTTGGTATTGGCGATTGCTGGGTAAAGTTACTTTTGCAGTAGTGTGATGAGCTCTACCTGTTGCCCTAAGAAAAGTTACTTTTTGGCAGTTGGTAAAACACTTTTACCGGCGAAGGGAAAAAGTAACTTTTGGGAGGGGGAGGCTGCAAAACACTTTTGTGTAGCTATAAAAGTTGGTATCAAGGCTGTGTTTTTATTTTAAGCAACCTAATAGGTTCGTTTACCATGATTAACAACGTCAAATGTTCTCGGGTTGTCATCAAACAACTTTTTAGGTTGTTTTCTTATCTGACAAAACAATTTGTTTTATTGCTTGTGTAATTCGATGCTCATTTGTCACCATAGATTTTGCGCGGCTATTTGTGTTTATTTAAAACACATGTCACTTTAAGGTATGTTGTTGTGTTTGTTGTGTTTTAATTTTTTTTGAAATATTTCTTGATGTATTTATGTGTTGTGATATTAATTAGGTTGTGTAATGCTTGTATCGATGTCGTTTCATTTCCTTGGGGCGTTTGTGTTTGTTTGAATGATTTCATTGGGTCAGGCTTGTGATTTTTAGGAGATTTATGGGTTTAACTCGGTAACAGTTAATCAATATATGGAGGTGATGTGGTTAAACGTGTTAAAAGGCGTGAATTGTTCTATGTTGTAAGCAAATGTCGTTCGAAGAAAAGGGTAATTAGAGGTGTTGAACCAATTAGTAAAAGAGTTTTTTTGGCCACTATAACAGATGGAAGCGGCACTGTAGTGTGTTCATTTCGATTAGAAGCTAATGAGCGGTATATTTTTTCTAATCTGAAAGGTGAGGTCTCTACGAGAAAATTAACACATGATGAGCATCATTGGTCAAGAGCAACCCTGGTAGAAATAATTCAGGAAATGAATTCTAAAATTGACTCTTAACAGCTAGCTACATCATACTTGCAGTGCTGGTCTGAACAACCAGCCACCTGACAGTAATGCGCCACCGGAGAACGTGATGGCGCAGCTTCACTTAATAAAACAGTCTCAAGGTATCCTGATCCCCGCGACGCCGGAGACCAGTGATTTTCTGCAATCAAAATGCAAGCTCGGATCCGTTCTGGAAGCCGATTATAAGCTTGTCCGCAATCCGGCGTTTCACCGCCGTTACTTTGCTTTACTCAATCTCGGCTTTGAATATTGGGAACCTACCGGCGGGGCGATTTCGTCTAACGAGCGCAGGCTTATCACAGGTTACGCCAAATACCTTGCTGCATATGGCGGGAGTGAATCGGCGTTGCTTGATGCCGCCGGGCAATATCTCGACCGGATAGCTGAGAAGCGATCCGGCTATATCAGTATTTGCAAATCCTTCGATGCTTACCGGGCGTGGGTCATCGTTGAGGCCGGCCACTATGACGCCATACAGCTGCCGGACGGCACGCTGAAAAAACACCCTCGCAGCATTTCTTTCGCAAGCATGGACGAATGCGAGTTCCAGGAACTGTACAAAGCATCGCTCGATGTTCTCTGGCGGTGGATCCTCTCTCGTTCTTTCAACAGCCTGCAGGAAGCTGAGAACGCCGCCAACCAGCTTTTAAGCTTCGCGGGGTGATGCTGATGAAATACTCATGGTTTCACCATCTCGAATGCACAACCCAGCAGGCCGAAGAATTGGTAGCGAGATATCGTCAGCGGGGCGTAAAGGTCGAACGAAGCTTAAACCCTGACTTTATGACATGGACCGTCAGCGCGCAGCTGGTGGAGGACAAAAATCCGCCGCGGCCAGACTCTCGCTGGCGCAACAGGATGTGGGGGTGAGTATGGCGAACCTTCGCAAAGCGGCCCGAGGTCGCGAATGTACAGTGCGGATCCCTGGTTACTGCAACGGCAACCCGGAAACCAGCGTGTTGGCGCATTACCGCCTGGCGGGTATGTGCGGCACAGGATGCAAGCCTGACGATACTCAGGCGGCGATCGCCTGCAACGGGTGCCATGACGTAATCGACGGCAGAACTAAAACCACCGATTTCACCTACGACGTATTGCGCCTGATGCACGCGGAGGGGGTAATGCGCACCCTGGAAATCTGGCGGAAAGAGGGACTCATTAAATCATGAAAATCTACGATATCACGCCCATCGGCAAACCCAGGATGACCAGAGCTGATAAGTGGAAGCAGCGTCCGGCGGTAATGCGCTACCGGGCATTCTGTGATGAGGTCCGTCTGAAGAACGTTGCTATGCCGGAGCAGGGCGGACACATAACCTTCGTGGTTCCCATGCCAAAGAGCTGGAGCCAGAAGAAGCGAGTAACGATGAACGGACAGGCACACCAGCAGAAACGTAAGCGTGCAGCAAGAACCGTATTGACGGGGATGTGTTATTCAGTCGGCAGTGCTACGCGCCAGGGGAGCAGT